TTCCAAAATCAATGTTTGTTGGCGTATGCCCGCCATCCTTAGTGTACTTAACAATTAGAGTGCACTGGTTATATCCAGCACATGGGATCCAATTGCTGTTTGGCGTAGTGTTGCCCGCAGCCGCACTAATCCCTAAGTCAGACGCGCTGACCTTCAGGAAAGCAGCCATACGATGCGTGGATTTGCCTAAATGTGTAGGGTTAGTTGGTAGTGCCATTCTTTTCTCCTATGTAGCTCTACGCGTTTCTACGGCGTACGAACCTGATAATTGTGCTATTTGCGAAGTATTCCCTGCCCACTTGGGCTGAGGTTTTGGTCCTGGTTTCCCTTCTTCTTCCTCGACAAATGTGTTCAACAGTGTCTGCTGGAGTTGAGGAGAGAATCTATCCATGCCCATCATTAAGGCCAGTTGCTCCTTCTGCGACTCTGGCATTTTATCCTTAAACCCAGGAGGAGCGGACGCCATCCCATCCATGATGTATTTCTGTATTTTGCGGGCAGTTGATGGATAGAAGTCTTCAAGGGTTTCCCACTCATTAGGAGTAAGAGTTCCTTCTGACGCACTCCTAAATACTGCATCAGGGCCGGTACTGATGACAGACAGCACTTCAGCAAATTCCTGAATCTCAGTATCGTTTGGCTCAACTTCGTCACTAAACATGTCGTAGCTAACTGATTGAGGAAGTGCCTTGGCCACTGCATCAAAGTAGCCCTCTACTTTAGCCCTGAAGTCATCAGCGAGATAAGGAGCATATCCCGCAATGTCGGCAACTATCGTATCAATAATCCGGTCTTTCAACCCCGGTGTTTCGGCCATGACCCGAAGGGCTTCTTTTGTATTTTCGTATTCTGCCCTACCGTAGGATTCGCTAGGACGAGCACCAACAATGTGACGATACTCTCCTGGCTCCGAGGCGCTTCTCCCAATTATGTTTGTAGTAAACACTCTTGGCCATCGCATGACTGGGGAATACTTTGCTTTCCCGTAACTCCTAACGTAGTCAGCAACCCACTTCTTTGTATACTCATCACGCTCTATAATTGAGGAGTATAGTTCCTTAATCTTTACGGTAGACCTTAATGGAGACATGGCCATTTTAGTCTTAAGAATACTTTTGCCGCCGGCGGCTACAACACCCCCCACAACAGCTCCTGGCACACCCCCAAGAAGTCCTCCACCAAATGCGCCTTTTGCCGCAGTAGCCCAATCAGGAGCCGCTGCGCCTGCAACATCACGGAACCTCAAATTCGTGTGCTCTTTTCTCATCACATCGGCATAATCAAGTGCTGGCTGTACATCAGTTTTAAGGAATTTCAGAAACTCATCTATGTTCTTTCTTGTTGTTTGTGCTCTTCCAAGGGCGTTTTTCATCCAGTCGGGTTCTAAGCCCTTAGGTACGTCGAAATTTCTATGGAAATATTCCATAAGTTCTGCACTCGTTTGGGTCATTCCCTCAAGGAACCCTAAATGCTGCCTATGACTACCTGCATTAATTCCTTCTACGAACGCTCGGACTTTGTCTCTGTCAGCTCGTCTGCCAGACCCCACCGTGTGTATTTTTGTCGGGTCTATCTCTGCAAATAATGTATCGACTTGTTTGTAGGTCGCTGTTCTGCGCGATAAGCTTTCGTTTAGCCACGTCTTTTGCCCTGACAGGGTCTGCCGAACACTTGGGTCCCCAAAGGGGGAGTAACCGTTGAATCTCCCTGGAGGTACCGCCCACGTCTTAGCACTGGTTAAGAAGTCAGTAAGCTCCTGCTTGAACAAGTTGATGAAGTCTTGCTGGCCAGCTAAGTCCTGAAATCGACCCTCAAGAATGCCCGTGTGGACTCTGGCAGATAGCTTCTCTAATCGGCTAAACACCTTCGCATTAAATTCTTTGTCTAGGCCCTTGAGAATTTGGGGCTCTTGAATTAAAACCTCGGCGATGTCCGCAAGCCTTGTTGGACTATCAGCCCTATCTGCCCTTCTGAGTGCTTCAATCCATTCTGGTTTAGCCTCAACATCACGGCCTCCTCGATACTTCTGGAGCTGCTGAACTTTCTTATTCAACCACTCTATTGACTCTTTTTGGAGCGCCTCGACCTCATCGCGAATATTGAAAAGTTCCTTGCGGATAGTTTCATTTGGAACTCCTACTGCTTCAACTACCTCTTGGTCATATCTAACTAGGGGAACTGGCCCCTCCGCTGCTCTCCCCATTCGCCTAGTTAAGAGCCGATCCTTCGCCGTGATAAGGCCGTTGTCCAGCATCACTTTGTCTACTTGGCTGCCCAAAGTCTCTATGAGCCCAGGTCTTACTGCTTTTTGTTCAGCATCCCATGAGCCAGCAAATAACTGGTGGACTAACGGAGCAGTGGCCGCAGCTCCTTCTTCCCCTGGTTTGACAGAGCCCAGCATTACTTCAAGGGCCTCGATCTTATGGCCTTGTTGTTCTATCTTCTGAATGTCAGAATTAAGTTTAAGCCCATCATCGAGATGAGCCGTAGTCGTATCGATAGTGCTCTCTAAGCCTTTAACTAGCTCCGCATTTGCCCTCCTTCCTTCTTTCCCTAGGGTAGCCGCCGCGAGGTCCTGTTGATATTCCCCTGGGGTCATACCTTTAGGGAGCCTCCCCTGACCTGCTGCTTCTTCCCCTACGTCTTTCGCCATCTTCTCGTACCACTTAGCGTCACGAACAAGATCACCAGTCTTCGCCTTGAGCTTGGCGCCTCCTCTCCACAGCCCCACGCCGACACCTGTGACAGCGCCAAAAGCCGCAGGGAGAGCCATGCCGATCATGGTTCCGACACCTATCCCATGGCTAATATTCTCTAGGGCCAGTTCTTTGTCCCCATGGATATACTCAACAAGATTGTCATTAACGGAGTAGCCAGCACTATACAGAAAGGATTCAGCGCCCACTGCGGCTATCCTGGAAAAAAGACCCTCAGCCGCTAAACGCTTAACGCTTTCCTCGCTAGCTTCACCAAAGATCTTGGCTGAAACACCAGGGAGCCCCTCTTGGATTGCTTTTCCCCCCTTCATCAAGTGATAGGGGAGGGTGGCTTTGAATAATTTTGCGGGGACTGCTTTCTGAAAACCCTTGAGCCCCAACAGTGCGAGGTGTTTTGCGCCTTGCCTGCTCAGATAAGGCCCTGTAAACACACCAAGCGGAGGGAGAACGTAAGTGGCAGCCAGCATTGCGGCGGTAGTACCGTAATCTCCGAGACCAGCAGCCCAGGGATTTGCTTGTTTAATCTCCCTTGTTGGGAGTCCCATAAGCTCACCGATACTTGTGGCCCCATTGACGGTCGCCATATCGAGAACGCCCAAGGCTGCTGCTGCTGCCGTATAGCCAGGTTTGCCATACTCCTTATCTACAAACCAATCATAGGCATCTTGTGGCTTTATATATTCAGCATTGGCATCTTCAACAAGTCTTCGCTGTGCTTCATCCCTCGCCCACTTTTTAACCGTTCCTACGGTATCTTCAGGATCTCGCTCTCCATTTTCAAGCTTGTTGTAGTAGCGAACAGGAATCTTCTCCTCAAAAAACTCATGGGTCCTGTCCGCAAGAACTCCTTTGACTTGCTGATCCGGTATTTCGTGGGCATCCCCACTGAGCGTGTCTCTCATTATTGCCATTTGTTATTCCTAGTATGCGATGTCTTCGCCTTCTGTCCTGGTACTGGGGGGGAGATGCGTGGAGGGGGGAGAAGTCTTAATCCTTAGGTTTTGAAATCTTTTTGCCGTCTTATCATCAACTCGCTTCCTTACCTTCTTTCCTCCTTGTTTACGTATCTGTTCCATGTCCTTCGCAGTGCGGATCATAGTATTATCCCCGGTACTAATGTCGGCTGTATCTATCCACTCCTCTAGATTAGGAGCCTTGAGGAATTGTTCGTACATCTCTGTCTGGGCGTTGACGTTTTCTAATTTGCCAGAATCATTGGGATCCAGATCAAGGATTAGTTGGCCAAATGCCCTTTTATGCTCATCGTCAAGGAGCTGGTAACGCCTACTTGCCGCAAGCTGAACTCTTTGAAAGAACCTTAAAATCTTCCACTCTCCAATATCGGGCGAATCGTACAAGGGAAGTTGGTTCATAGCTCTCTCGGCTTCTTGCTTCGCAATATTTCCAGTATCGCCCATCAGCTTTGCAAGTCTTGCGGCTATTGTCTCTTGGAAATTTTTCAGCTTTGTTAAATCATCTAACGGCTTCGGACGAAGGTAACCCGATTTTATCCAGTCAGTAGGAGCCCACTCATGGATGAGTTTCCACGTCGCATTCACGATCCCCTCTTGCCCAACTCCCTCCTGCCAAATAGCTTTCATCTCTCTGGCCATTGGGACTAGCTCTCGGGCTCCATCCAAATTCTCCAATTGCGATTTAGTTAGCTTTTTTTCTTTATAATACTGTTTCTCTCTCAACATGGATAATCGGATAATACCGTTAAGGTGGACTCTCGCAAGTTCATCAGTTCTCTGTCGCTCTCCCGCTACCACAGAGATGTTGAATTCGGCAGCCTTTCCGGATTCATTGAGTATAGCAGTTTTATAAGCCAACTGCGCTTCCGCCTCTTTTAACTCCCATTGTTTGTCAAATGCCGAGAGGACATTCTTATGTGTTATTTCCTCTACCTTTGCCGCCTCAATAGCGATGGATTTTCTAACCACCCGAATCTTGTCTAATCTGGACTTTTCCTCGAATGCCTTTTGATCCCTGATAACATTCATGATGTCTTTATAGGCGGCTGTTTTCCCACCCATCGCCTTAAAGTCTTTGTTGATTGAAGAAATCTGCGCCTGGGTATCGGCATTAATCGCATCACTCAACATGTCGTAGACAAGAAATGGTATCTGCTTACCCTTCTTACTTGTCGCAGAACCCATCGTTGCCGCAAAGTTTGCAAGCAGAGCAAGACCGGCACCGATGGTAAATGCTGTTTTGCCTTTATTCCAAGTTTCTTCTCCGGTTGCAGGGTCTTCATCCCAGAAGCCAAACATAGACCAAGGGCTAATCTCCTTAGCCCTTATCGCGTCTATCTCTTTATTGACTTCAGCAAACCTATCGTAACCCTGAAGAAGTGCCTCTTGCCTCCATTCGTCTTGGATGGCGGCATTTTCTTGTTCAATCTTAAGTTCTCGCTCTTCAGCGTTTCTCTCGAACTTAGCGAGTTCGACCTTCTGCTCCGCAAGCGCCCGTGCACCTTCCTTTTGCTTCTCTAACAGCGCACTAGTTGCCTTGTATTGTGTCGTCAGTGCTGCATTGTAATCTTCACTAACCAGGGCCTGCTTGCGCTGGATTTCAAGAATCCCCTCGGCTCCCTGATTTTCATACTTCGCCCTTGCATACTCCCCACTAATGTCCTTCAATGCTTTGTCAGCATCCGCTGCGAGCAGGAAAGACTTCAGCGGCTTTCCCTTAACGTCATCTCTAGCCGGCGGAGGCATTTCCGCTGCACCACCAGGACCGGTAAATTCCCAATGCCAGTATTCTTTTCGCCCTGTTTTCTTATCTATAGGCTGCGTATTTATGAATCCGAATTTGGCGGCGTTCGCATGCAACCACATATATTCTTCGGTTAGCTGGTGCCCTGTTAGATATTTTTTCCCGTCCTTTATGATAAAGCCGTCTTCCGGCTTCGGGACCATGAAGAAATCGTAAGCTAATTTCTTAGTGTGCTGACCTCTGGCCGCACGCGCTCTGTTTGCTGGGGTGTCTGGCAGCCCCATTTCTTCTAGCTGTTCCTCAATGGTTCTTTGCCCATCGGAGATATAGAGCTTCTTCCCTGTCTCGGCTTCATAGGCTTGCTGCATAGCAACCACCCCCCATGCTGCTGGAGTATCGACAGGGTCCATGAATGGCTTTATTGCTTTGCCTTCGGAATCTCTCCCGTGAGAAACCTTGGCGCCCCAAATAAACCGAGTCTTAGGAGAACGAAAGAAGGCTTGATTGTCTGCATCTTCCTGAATTTCTTGATGCTCTTCTTCAATTCGAGCCGCTGTCGCATCCTTCATGTAATCTGGGGAAAAGAAATCCGTCTCTCTACGATCTGGCTCTCTGAGATCTGGCGGAGGGGGAACCTTCTCCACAGGAAGCGTCATCGGAGGCCCACTTACATCCGCGTCACTAAGGCTTTTAAGTGCGGCTGTTTTTTGATCCGTGGGAAGATCTGATTTTTGAATTGCGTCGATCTTTTGCCTTGTCGTCATACCAGGGTCAAAGTTATACTTTGTATCTTGGGAAGGAGGCGGCGGAGAGCGAGGATGGGGAACTGATATTCCAGAGACTCCCAGGGACAATAACTTTCGCTTCTTCTCTTCTGGGCTAAGGACCATGCTGTATCGGATAGCGTCAATGCGATTACGCATAGTTCCTGCGCCAGCCCCCCCTACTGCTTCTTCTCCCTTAGCAATATCCTGGGTCAGAACTTTTTTTGTCTTTTCTGTTTCGCCAGGGAGTTGCTCATCGACAACTGACCTAACCTCTTGTATTTCTGGTTCCATTATCGACCTCCATTCAGCCGCCGCTGAAGTTCATCAAGCTCCGCAAGATTTCTTTGTCTTCCACCGTATTGGGGGCTTTCAAAGTTCTCCCCGATGTCGGCAAACCTCTGTCGCCTATTACCCAGCCTGGCTGGGTCACTGAAGTCTGCCGCAGTTATCGGGGGCTGTGCTCCTCGTGGTATTTGCCCACTATGGATTGATCTCCTAGAGGGACCTCCCAGTAATTTCTCATCAAGTGCCGACGCCCCCATCGCGCCAAGGGTTTGACCAATCTTGGTGCCGATAGCCGTAGCACCAGGGATACCGGTAGCCGCACCAGCCACACCGCCAAGAGCACCGCCAACCGCACTGCCGCCAGCGCCAGCAACAGCTTTCCGAACATTATATTGGCCTATTTCTTTTTTACTTATACTCGGGTCATCGTGCATCGCGGTATCGACTAGCGCGGAGCCAACACCCACGGCAGGACCGGCCAACTTGCCCATCCCCGCACCCTCTTCGGATCCAAGAAATTTGGAGAGTTCCCCTTCAAGCTCCCCCCTCCCTTCTTGAGCCAGTCTCTCTTTTGCCTGCTTCTTGTCACCACCAAGAACATCAAGAGCTAGCCCACCAACTCTTTTTATTTGCCCCATTCTCTCAAGCGTAGAATTGACCTTTGTTCTTATCCTGTTCAGGTCTGCTTCTTCTTTGGTTCTAATATCTTCGGAAGTACTTAGCTCCCTAGCAAGGCCTTCTTGCTCAAGACCTTTATTGCCATACAGATCAGGATTAAACTCTTGCGACGCTGGGTCTTCATCAAAGACCTCTCCAGTATCGGCAAGCCCTGCTTCTTCGTATTTCTCTCCGGTATCAGGATATATAATCTCTTGGGCATCAGGATTCCACGGCATAGAGGTCGCGGTGTCCTCCAGAACTGCAATATCTCGCCCCAGGCGGTCTTGCTTTTCCGCATTCCAATAGTTGTACATCAACTCACTTCTAAACTGCCAGGCTGCCTCTTCTGCCTGCTGTCTGGCAATTTCTTCATCAACACCCATTCGCATTAGCTCATTCATTCGCTTGTCGAGTTCTATAGCGAGTTGAGCATCAACCTCAAGGTTGACCTTATTCGCCATTTCCTCAAATTGAGCATTGGTGAGATTTAGTTCTTGCCGTAGCTGTGCTTGAAGAACAGTAACATCTTGCTCGAACTGAGCATTCTGCATTGCCCTTGCCTGGTCCAGCCTAACTTGTTCTACGGCTGCTTCTTGAGTCATCCCTTGCTCTTGCAGTCGAAGCTGTGCCTCTTGTGCCGCTGCCGCTAATTGTCTTTCTTCTTGCTCTCCTGCGAGCTGCGCTGTTGCTAACCCTCTTGCCTGTGTTTCAGATCTTGCCCCTAACCCAATATTCTCTCTGCCGCGAGTTTTTGCTCCTCCGGCAAGAATAGCTCGTTGTGCTTGATCATGTGCCCATTGCCCACCAACGCCAGTTTGCCCTGAAGCTGCTTGGCCAAGAGCACCTATTCCTGCTCCAGTTAATTGGCCTGCTTGGATTTGCCCTGTGGGGGTTACTTGTGCAGCACCGCTAACAGTAGTTCCTGCGGCTTGAGCTGTATCCATGGTCGGACTGCCGCTCCTGCCGGCGAGATTCCTCATAAGCTCTTCACGCTGTGTGGGATCTGTTCCGGCCCCAAATTGGGCATTCGACCCACCGCTTGGGCCTCCTTGCATACCCGTTCCTCTCGGGTCTTGCCCTACTGGAACTCGCTTTTTTATCCGAGCATTTTGAGCAGCCTCTTCTCCAGGCTGTTGCAGTCTTGATGCGTCCATTGGCATATTGATCTCCTAATTCGATCCTACTGTGGAAGTGGTATCCAGTTTTGCATTACTTTTCCTATAGCCATCAGCCCTAACACCAATCTCCAAGGCTATTTCCGTGATGGTATATCCGTCATCAGTAGAACCTGCATTGTCAGCATCAAGAACTTCAAACTGAATTGCTTGACACTTCTGCTTGGTTAAGTGGCCTCTGAACTGAAGCTTGGCATCATCAGCCGAACTTGTTGAAAACGTATAAGAATCAACAACAGTCGTATCGTAATCATAATAGACATTCACGGTTAAGGTATGCTTGTCCTTAGATTCTCCCAAGATATGGAAGTTATAGACTCTTTGATAAGACTGAATCCCTTCCAGGTTTACCCATGCTGTCTTAATCTTCATCGGGACGTAGACGGAGTTATCCTTGAACCCAGAATCCTCTATGTAGGTCCGGGGGTTTTGGCTAACAGCATCGTGGATAAGACCAATATAAAGCTTTCTTACCCCTGCAACCGAACTAAATGCTAAGGAGCCGCCAGCTCCAGCTCCATAGGTATCGAGCAATTTATCAACACCCCACTGCTTAAACATGAAGTTATAGGTAAGTAGCTTAACTCCATCAGCCGTACCGCTAACCTGAGAAAGCAAGAAATAGACAGTTTCATCTTGGGGATGGGTGACTATATCTCTTACCGTGTAAGGGATGCCTCCTTCGGGATTAAGGATATCTTCTACCGCTCCGCCAATATTGGTAACAGACATATTCCTGCCAAGCATATTGATTCTTGTCCCTGTGTCATTTTCAGACACAAAAAGAAGACCGTCACTAATGAGCTTAATAGGAGAACCTTTGATCGCACCTACATTGGTAGGAATCTTCTTAACATCATAGAACCCGCCAGACCCCGTATTATCTGGCCCCTCTCCCCCCACGATATAGATAGATCTCTCGGTGAAGATGAAGAGGTTTCCATCCATGCTGCCAAGAGCAGTGGGGGGGTCTGTGATGTTATCAGGAGTTTTTATAGAGAGTCCCTCATTGAACCCGACACCAAATCCATCGACAATCAATTTGGAGAAGTAAACCATGTCATCTTTTCCGATAACGAATAGTCTATCTCTATGAGTAATCACGTATTTTGCTGAAGCAGGGGGTAGCTTATTGGCAAGCTCACCGCTGTCCGTATAGATAAATCTTCCTACTCCTGCGATCGCATCGGTGATGTCGTCAGTTACCTCATGCGTTCCCGCGAAAGACCCGCCGATGGGAATAGTCATTAGAAGATTAAAGATCGAACCATTTCTCTGAGTTCTATAAAGTGCAAGTCTTTGGTCTTTACGATACTCAAATTGGATATGGTCGTGAGTATTCCACCCAGAGTAGTCTAAATCTGCAATCGTAATCGTCGCACTTTCCTTGGCCGCTATGGTGGTTATCTGAACTGGTGCCGATGGTTCACTTTCATGAAGATTTCCTTGGGCATCAACCCATTCGTAAACAGCCTTATAGGAATAGTTCCCATAGTTTCCATTGGCAGAATCTCCAAGATTGCCAGAACTGGTAGTAACTAGGGCGGCAGTTATCATCGGCCTATCATGGAACCCAATAGCGTGAAACTTATCCCCATCGTACTGAAATAATCCCTTATCTGCGACATACAAAACATCATGAGAAACAGAGGTAGTTGCTGCCGGGACATCTACTCTCTCTTCGTTGTATCTCCTGAAATCAAAGAGGTGAGTAATAGAGTTTAAAACTGTTACTCCCGCAGATCCGAATCTTTCATAGGCATGACCAAGGGGGACAGAAACAACTTCACCATTAAGGTGGGCAGATGCTCCTGTAACCGCGTCCGACTTTAATGCGTCAGGAATCCATTCAGGCATGAAGGTACTAATAGGCAAATAATCTCGCCGCCACATAGGAAGGTGAGGGTCATAGAGTACAGTGCCATCAACCTTGACGCTATAGACATCCATGTTTGAAGAAGTTTTCTTAAATTCGAGTTGGGTTAATAGACCGCTACCGGTGTGAGCCACTACCAGTTGGGCATCAGATGGTTGTGAGATTGCCGTAAAGCCGCCTGTACCATTTAATCGCCACTCATAATCTGCCCCAGCTGCATTAGCTCCAATGTAGAATTTAATGTGTGACGCATAGGGAATAGGTGGCTCAAACGTAACCGACATAGTTTCACCAACGGCAGACCAGCAAGGGTCTCCAGCCTCAGAGCCGTTAAACATATTAACAGGAATACTATAAGGAACGTTAAAATAGTTAGTTACTCTGCTGCTATATGACTCTGGATGGCTATTAGTATCTAGGTCGCATAGCTCGATTGTATTTATCGGCACTTCTGCGACTTGAGATGCCGCTATCCCTGTCGATGCGACTGTCGGATTATCGTCATGATAAAGGCCTACGCTGACAGGACCGCTCCCAAGAGCAAATGCAAATCGGGCCTTTTTAGATATGGTCTTGTAGTAGGCAATAGCGGATTGAACTCTCGTATGAAGCCCATCTATCTGAAAAACTTGGAATTGACCAGCAACCCCAATAGCTCCGGTCTTCCCAAGCTCTACTATTGCCTGAACATCATCGGCAGTTGTATATATTGGGTTAAGGCTGTCTCTAAAAACACATCGGCTAGTTAACCCTGAAACCCCTCCACCGACTCCCTCCGTATATGATCCACCCGCCTCTGTGCCGGTCTTGAACTTTAGCTCATTAGAGGAACTATCCTGGTGGAAGAAAGCTAGCTTATTTGCATGAGTCCCAGAAACAGTAGCCCTATGAATTGCCAAGTGGGTTGCCGGTGCGATTGTATTAGCCTGCTCCCAAATAGCAGAACTAACCGTACTTGGTGCGGTGAATTGATAGTAGCGAGCCTGGTGCGTACTGCCATCCAGAAAGCTCGTATAGATATTTACTTTTGAAGTTGTCGCGCTTGAGCATACGTCAAAGGATCCTCCAGTAATAACATAGGTGCCGCTCGATGCTAACGGGTAGTCTGCCGTAGCAATAATATCTGTTCCTGCTTTTGTAGTAGTTCCCGCAGCGTTCTTAACTACGATCGGGCTGACTGTAGGGTCTACAACCCAGACTTTCAGCGCCAGTTCATCATCCCCAAAGATATAGAACTTACTCTGCGCAGGTACCCAGATAGGGCGCATTCTTCGACCATTGTTCCCTGAGTATGTAGCTGCTCCTAATTTGACATCAGAAGCAATGAGGGCATTAGTTTCTCTATCGACAATAGAAAATCTCTTATTATATACAGCCTTGCTATTAGTCTGGTCCCACAAGACATCCACAAATGTTATGCAGGCATACTTGCCATCAGAGCTAAGTGCTGTGTTTGAATCCTCTTGCCTATACATGGATCCTTTTGAGACTGGCATAAACGTATAGTCGATACCTTCTGAAAACCCATGATCTCCAACAAACTTCTGAGAACCGTAGTTAAGGACACTTGCCGGGGTTACGGTGCCGTAAGCGGCCTTATCCCCAATGGTAACATTCCTTGAAACAAGAGCGTCTTTATATCCTACAATATCACTAGATGCCTCATCGATTAAGGCATAACCCTTTCTCTTGTTAATAGCCCCGAGCTTACTGAATCTTCCATTCTCAAGCAGAGTAAGGTGCTCCGGGGGAAGAACCTTATGGTCTACCTTCCCTTGAACACCCTTGGAAAACTTGATGCTCGCTTTTTGTTTTCGTAGTGGCATTTAGAAAATCCAGAATGAAACAGTTAACTCGTTAGGCCCCAGGACACTAAGATTAAAATAGACAGAGTCGTCATCACTTGTTTGCGGGACAAAAAACAAATAAGGATAAAGGGCTCCATCTGACTTTCTCTTAATTAACACGGGAATGAACCCTTTAAATTTGCGCCCCAGCCCATGCCCCACTGCGACCTCTGTCCCACTGGCAACATCCACCGTAATTAATTTTCCGTCAAGAATTGTAGCATCTCGAAGAAAACCAACAGATTCTTCTAGCGATTTTTGAACCCTATTTAGTGCTTCATCATCCGAATAAGATGAATCAAATCTGCGTATTGTCACCGAAATGCTCTTAGCCAACCAGAACGAGTTCCGGTCAGTTCGTCTGTAATCCCTTCGGACTCACCGGCATCTCGATTAGCGGCTGCCTCCTCAATCCTTCTCCTGATTGATGCTAGTTCTCTTTCGATAACAGTAGTGCTAAGTTCTTCTTTTTCCTTCATCTTATACACTGCCGTAACGACGGCATACTCTTCCCAATTTGACATAATGCTTGAACTGATTTCGTCATCGTCATAATTCAATCGGCTGAACGATGGAACGTACCAGAGCTTAATTGTAGAAGTAGTGCTAGGCTCAGGAATAAACTCGAGAGAATCTCCCCTGATTTGATATTGATAATCAGTATAGCCACCACGCCCAGTAATGGCAGTAGCAACATACCTGTCTCGTTCTGGGAATGAGAATCTGCGAACCCTGATTGTTTCTCCAGAGTCCGTAGCATCTACCCCAAGGCACTTATAAAAGTCAGCACACTCGATAGCTGAAAACGTATAGTTCGATTGGCCACTGACGAGACTGAATTCTACCGAACTAACATAATAGTCCTCAAACTTCAGCACGAGCAAATCATGCAGCTCTCCAAGGCCGATGTTTAAGTAGTCATCAATCTCACTATCGGAAAAGAAATTATTTCCGACAGCATCAGCTCGAGTTCTGGCTCGAGTTCTTAGCGTCAATAAAGATGTAGCCACAATTCCTCCTCACCCTAGGTTCCTATTACGAAAACTTCGCACTCAGGAGTTCCACTCGCTGAAG